CAACCTATTTCCGTTTGTTGGTGAAGAATATGTTGAACTTGATATTAAAACACCAACATTAAAAACAGGAAATATCTCTGGAAAGTTTTACATCTATAAGATGACAGACCGAGAGATGCTTAAAGATAAACAGATGGTTTATCAGTTGCATTTCACCTCCCAAGATGCATTAATTGATTTGAATAAAAGTATTAGTAAAACTTTTACTGGAAAAATATCAGATATTGCAAACACACTATTAACAGATAAAATTAATGGTATACAATCAAAAAGAAAAAATGTTGTTGAAGAAACTTCTAATGAAACAAAGTATACTTCAAATTTTTGGTCGCCTATTAAAAACTTAATATATTTGACGGAGCACGCAAGCAATAAAAACTATTCTCCAAGTTATGTGTTTTTTGAAAATAGAGACGGATATAATTTCGTATCTTTAGAATTTCTTTATAAACAACCTATTATTGCAGAATTTAAATTTGATAATTACGTTCGTGACGATCGTGCACTTAGTGGTAGCGTTAAAAATTTAGAAGAAGATTATAAAAGAATTATAGGTATTAAAATTCCTACAGGAATAGATTATATTGATAGGATTACTTCTGGTGTCTATGGTTCTAGGATGTATACACATGATATCGCATCTAAGAAAATATCAAGTAATAACTTCGATATGTTAAAGAACGCTAAAAAGCAGAATCGTTTAAATCCATTTCCTCCTGCTTCTAAGAAAGTGATCTATCGTTATAGTTCGACTGTTATGTTCAAACCCAAATATTACAACAACTTTTCAAACTTTGGCGATGTCACAAATACAAAAATTGTTCAAGAAAGAATATCTCTACTAAAACAAGCAGAGTCTACTAAAATACAAATCGTAGTTCCAGGTCGTTGTGATTATACAGTTGGTAAAAAAGTTTATGTTAAACTTAATAAAGTAGAACCTCTTAATAAGAATGATAAAAACACAACTGATAATATGTTTTCTGGAAATTATATTATATCAGCAATAAATCATTTTATTACAAAAGAAAAACATGAAAGCACTTTAGAGTTGATAAAAGACTCTTTATTAATTAATCTTGATGGGGCGAAATAATGCAGTTATATACTGGTGTAGTTGAGAACAGATTAGATCCACTAAAACTTGGTCGTTGTCAAGTTCGTGTAGTAGGTATTCATACAGACGATAAAACTTTATTACCAACTGAAGATTTGCCATGGGCATATCCAATGCAACCAGTCACTTCTGCTGCGATTAGTGGTTTGGGATACTCGCCAACTGGTCCAGTTCCTGGAACTTGGGTTGTTATTTTGTTCCGTGATGAGGATCAGCAACAACCGATTATGCTGGGTACTGTTGGTGGAATACCACAAACTAAATCTGGCTCACGAGCAGCTGACGATTCTAACGATTCTATTCTGCCAACAGAGGGTGGTGGATTGGTTGATGGTTCAGGTAATCCAGTAGTAGATGGTTCAGGTAATCAAATTAAAACAGGAACTCCCGCAGCAAATAATTCTGCTCCAGTTCCTGCACCTGCGCCAGCACCCAAACCAGCTGCAGCTCCAGCATCAACTGATGTTAATTCGAGTATTCCTACAACACCACCACCAAAATCTGGAGCAGGTAATAAAGCAACTGATGGTATCAAAGCACTTATTGCAGCTTGTGATAAAGTTGGGTTAACTACAAAATACGCAAAGGCTGCTTTACTTGGTATTTGTGGTGGTGAGTCGAAGTGGGTTCCACAAAGAGAAGATTATAATTATAACCCAACAAGACTTAAACAAATATTCTCTGGCGCAACACCAGAAATTGTTGAACAATATTCTTATGCAGTTAAGAAGGGAATGCGACGTGAAGAATTTTTCTCATTCTTCTATGGTCCAACCTTCCGTGGTAAAAATTTCTTAGGAAATAAAACTGCCGATGATGCAGGAAAATATTATGGTCGTGGTCTAATCCAATTAACTGGTCGAGAGAACTACGAGCGTTTTCAGAAATTAGCATTAAAAGAAGGGTTAAATGTTGATATCGTCAATAATCCAGATTCTCTGAATGATGACTTAGAAGTTTCTGCTTTAGTTGCAGCTTTATATTTAAAAGTTAAAGTTAAAGATTCATTAAAACTTCAATATCAAGAAGGTTTCTTTGAAGCAGCGAAAACTTCTGTGGGTAGAAATAGCCCAGACATCGCTTTAGTTAAAAAACAATTTTATGAATACTTTTTAGGTGGAACAACTAGCATTGAACCAACCAATAAAGATGCAACTGCAATTGAACCAAACGTAGATCAGAAAACTATTGACGCAGCTCCGCCAGAGAAGAAAGAAGCGTATAAAGAAGATCGATCTGGTAATGCTACACAATATGGATTCACAGATCCATCTGGTAAATATCCATTGCGTGACCATATGAATGAGTCTGATACAAACAGACTTGCTCGTGGTATTATCCAAGGAACGTGTTTTCAATTTAAAGATTTGATGCGTGAGAAATCTGTTCCAACTGCAAATGGATTTAAATGGTCACAACCTGTTTCTGCATACAACACTGTTTATCCATTCAATAAGGTATTTGAATCTGAATCTGGGCATTTAATGGAGTTTGACGATTCTCCTGCTGGAGAACGTATTCATTTATATCATCGAAAGGGAACTTATCTTGAGATGGATCCTAATGGTTCACAACTAAACTTCGTTGTTGGTGATAACTATCAAATTATATTACGCAACAATAATCTTTACATTAAAGGTTCTGGTAACGTAACTGTTGCTGGAAATATGCGTGTTTTAGTTCAAGGTAATGCTAATATTGAAGTAGAAGGTAGAAGTAATATTATGTTAAAGGGCGACGCTGAAGTTGGCGTAGCTGGCGATTTAGATATGACTGTTGGAAAAGACTTCAACTTAAAAGTTGAGGGAGATTATAATGTCATGGCAACTAACATTACAAATTATGCACAAGAAAAGCATCAGACATATGCATCTTCCAATGTTGAGGTTAAATCTGATATGGCAATTCATAATCTCGCTCAAGAAGTTTATATCACTTCTACTGATGAAATGAACATCAAAGCTGGCGGAACATTACACGCTGATTATTCTGAGGGTCAGTTCGGTAATGGTGCAGCATCAGCAGAAGTTGACGAAGTTGATGCAATAGAATTAACAGCACCAGAACTACTCAACTCAACAGTTTCTGAGTTTGAGAATTTATCACCACCAGAAAGATCTTTTGATGATATAGCTAAGTTTGAAACACCAGACGAATGGGAAACTCCAGCTGGTGCTCAAGAAAAAGAAAAAGTATACAACACACCCGAGTTTAAAGAACCAGAAAACATTAAAATACCTGAGGCTCAAGAAGTGCCACCTACAATTACTCCATCGCCAGCACCTGCCAAGAAACCTGTTGATACTGCACCGATTTACAACACGACGCAGTATGGTGCTTCGTTCAAGTTGTCAAAACATTTTACTATCGCTCAACTGGTTCAATCTGATGTTGAAATACGAGATGTTGCTATTGGCGGTAAGGTGTTAACCAAACAAGACATTGTTGCAAACCTAGCAGCACTTGCAACGAATATTTGTGAACCACTATATGAGTTGCTTGGACCAACTAGCGGAAAATTTGCTCCACAATCTCCGAAGGGTGCTTGGTGCATTAACTCTGGTCTAAGAAATGGAGCTGGAAGATCGCAACATGAACGTGGTCAAGCTATTGACATTAGATATAACCCCAAAAGAGACTTTAAAGCCATGTGGGACTTCTCACTTCAGTTAGAAAAACTGTTACCATATGACCAATTAATTCTTGAATATAGAAGACCTGGATCTAAACATAATCAAGGTACTGGTTGGATGAATTGGATTCATATATCTTATGATTCTGCAGCATCAAGAAGACAAGCGTTTACAATGATTGATGATGTTTCTGTAAATGCGCAAGGACAAGTGCAAGCTGGAAGTCGAGGATTATTCTTGTTTGGAACAGCATAATGTGGGAACCTGTTAATACTTTATTGGGCACTTATGCCGAGATGGCTTCGTTTAGCCACACAATAGAATATTATACAGAGGAAGAGGGAGATCCAACTGCAACACCTCCAACTTCTGGTGGTAGGACTTATTACTCAGTGAGAATTATTCCACAAGAAACTAATCCAAGTAGTGTTATTGTTTCTGGAGCAACTTTGTCTGGTTTTTATAGAGGTATATTTAATGATGGTTTGACGACTCGAGACAGTAAAGGAAATATAACAACAATTACAACATTAGGTTCAAATGCAAGTGTTTGGGATGCAGTTAATCGATCCAATGTTCACGAAGTTATAGGATTTGATCCAGATATGACTCGTAGTAGAACTTTTAGTTATTTGGCTCAAGCGTATAATCCACTGATGCCAAATACAGTAATTGCTAGCCAAACATATACTGTTCTTTGTCAGGATAGGAACTGGACTCCAGGTATGTTGGCTTTAAAGGAATTGGTGTCATATGCCAGCAGTAACTAGACTTGACGATAAAACTACAGGGCATGGGTGTTTTCCTCCAACTGTTATGATAACCACACCAGTGGCGAAAACTTATTTTAACGGAAAATTTGCTGGTGTTGTTAGTGCGAATTGTAAATGGGCAGCTCATACATGTGGTAATCAGACTCACAATTCAGATCAAAGATACCCAACTTCTGGAGCCAACAAAACATATATTGAAGGGTATAAAGCAGCAAGAGTCTCTGACCCAATAGCTTGTGGTGATACAATTGGTCAAGGATCTTCAAATTCTTTCATAGAATAGGACTAAATAATTAGATGGCACGCAATACAAGAAACTTTTCGGATTTAGACTTAAATTTCACTGCTCATCCAGTGACGAAAGACATCGTTCTTAGATACGATGAAAATGCGGTAAAAACCAGTCTAAAAAACCTAATTTTAACATCAAACTTCGAAAGACCTTTTCATAGCGAAATAGGTTCTCCAATCAAGCGTTTGTTGTTCGAGCCAGCCACACCAATGTTGGCTGTTGTTATGAAACGTGCAATCGTAGATACTGTAAATAACTTTGAACCTCGTGTTGAGTTATTAAACGTGGACGTTAATGTAGCGATAGATAGCAATGCTATCAGAGTTACCATAGAATTTAAAATAAGAAATACAGAAAGACCTTTAAGTTTAGATCTTGTATTAGAGAGAACCCGATAATGGCAAATAAAAAGATAAACGTAACAGATTTGGATTTTGATGCAATTAAGCTAAATCTAAAGAACTTCCTAAAAGGACAGCAACAATTCCAAGACTATGATTTTGAAGGTGCTGGTCTTTCTATTCTTTTAGACGTTTTGGCATATAATACTCATTATAATGCACTGTATAACAACTTGACTATTAACGAAATGTTTTTAGATTCAGCCAGTAAAAGAAATAGTGTTGTTTCTTTGGCGAAGATGTTAGGATATGTTCCTCGTTCTTGCACATGTTCTACTGCTACTGTTCGTTTAACAGTTGATAGTGGAATTACTGGTCCAAGTTCTTTAACTCTCCCTGCATATAGCACATTTGTAACTACTGTTGACGGTATTCAATATTCGTTTTATAATACGGCATCTTATACAATTACTGGTTCAGGAACATCATATACTTTCGATAATATTAAAATTGTTGAAGGAACCCCACTAACTTTTAGATGGGAATATTCTGAAGGAAGTAAGTATACTATTCCAAATGCAAATATTGATATATCAACACTAAAGGTAAAAGTTCAAGAATCAGCGAATTCTGATTTATATGAAGCATTTACAAACGCATCAACTATAACTACAGCCGACGCAACTAGTAGAGTATATTTTATAAAAGAAGTTGATGATGGTTTGTATGAATTATATTTCGGCGATGGTGTTATTGGTAGAGAGTTATCTCCTGGTAATATTATCCACGTTGAATATATGGCATCATCATTGGACGCACCGAATGGCGCACGATTATTTCAATATACTGGCCAAACCCTAATTAGTAATGCTTCTAATTTAGTTACATGTTTAGCACCAGCTTCTGGCGGATCAGTCGCAGAAGATATTGAAAGAATTCGTTTTAATGCACCAAGAACATATGCAGCGCAAAATCGTTGCGTAACACCAGATGACTATAAAGCATTAATTTATTCAGCATTCCCAACAGCGAAAGCAGTTTCTGTTTGGGGTGGTGAAGATAACAACCCACCTGTTTATGGTAAAATTTTCGTTTGTGTTAAACCAATTGATTCTTCTAAACTAACGCAACTGCAGAAGTCAGAACTCGTTAATACAATTTTACAAAGTAAAAACGTAGTTTCTGTTATTCCTGAAGTTGTTGATCCAGAATATTTGAATATTTCTCTCAATGTTAGTGTTAACTATAACCCAAGAGAAACAACAAGAACTGGTCCAGAAATTGAAACGATTGTAACAAATACTATTTTTGATTATGATGATAATGAATTGCAAACTTTTGATGGCGTGTTCCGTTTCTCCAAATTGTCTGCTGCCATCGATGCTTCAGAAAAATCTATTAGCAACAATACTATGACTGTATTGTTAAGAAGAAATATTGCTCCACGTTATAATGTTTCTGCGCAATATCTTTTAAACATTATCAACCCAATTTACTATTCAGAATTTGCAGGTGGATCAATAGGAACTACAGGATTTTATATTGATGGTAGTGATGAGATTCATTACCTTGATGATAATGGTACCAATGTTCGCTTATTTAAATATGGTTCCAATGCTCAGAAATTTATTATTGACGAACAGATTGGAACAATCGATCATGCTAGAGGTATTATAGATATTCGCAATTTACACATTACTGCATTGGCAGATATCGATTGGGAAATTACAATAAAACCAAAATCCAATGACGTAGTTTCTGCGCTAACTCAAATCGCCAAAATAGCAAGAGACCATTTATATGTTACTGCTATCCCAGATCAAACTGCAGTTGGTGACTTACGTGCTGGATACAATTATACATTCAGTGCTTCCAACGCAACAGTAACAGGCGATAGAGTAGGCTAAAAATGACAGCTCCATTAAGAAGAAGCAAGATATCTTCATTAGTAGAAGGACAACTCCCTGAGTTTGTTCGTGAAGATCATCAAACTTTCGTTGCTTTCTTAAAAGCGTATTATGAATATTTGGAAACTACTTCTCCAGATCTTAGAGATTTAAGAGATCTAGATACAACTTTAGATTCTTTTATACAACACTTTAGGAATGAAGTTGGTATTAATTTGCCAACTCAAATTAATGCAGATCCTAGATTTCTTTTACAGAGAATCAAAGACCAATATTTGGCAAAAGGATCTGAGTCGTCATATAAATTATTGTTTAGACTTTTATTCAATAAAGAAGTTTCTATTGATTATCCATCTAAACAAGTTTTTCGTGTATCCGATGGTAAGTGGAACCAAGACGTTTCTATTATTGCAAAAGTTACATCTGGCCATCCAGACCAAATTGTTGGTAAACTTGTTGATGTTATTACTCCAACTAAAATTATTCGTGTTCAGATTGATAGAAGACAGTATATTGAAATTGAAGTTGAGCGTGTTGTTGAGATTGCAGAAGACATCTATGAATTTTATGTAGATCGCAGATTTTTCGGTAATATCGGTGTTGGTGATAGACTTCGCTATAAAACTGCGGACATCTATTTCACAGCAGACATTCTAGCTACAACATCAACGCTAAAAGTATTGACTCCAGGAACTGGGTTTAAAGTTGGACAGCTTTACGCCATTAGAAATGGTAAGGGTACTGGTTCTATTATGAAGATTACAAGAACCAATACAGAAGGTGGTATCTTAGACGCAGAGTTTATTAAGTTTGGTACTGGTTATTCTACGGATTTTGCATCAACGATTTATGCAGACTTGGGACAATCGGCAACTGGAACTGGCGGAAGTTCACTACAGATTATTGGTGGAAATATTAGCGTTGCTGAAGCAACTGATGGTTTTGTAGAAACAGGTACAATTAATAAATCGGACTATGCCGTAACTGATGCTATGGATGGCAGCTATGCTGGTGAAATTATTCGTGAATTCGGATCTTCTGGTGGAGTCAATGAACTCTCTAGCCCATATGATCCAGCAGTTATTAAGATTAATCTTGGAGCACTCGCCAAGTATCCAGGATATTATGTTACAAATGATAGCTTCTTAAACGATGCTATCTTTATTCAAGACAGTAGATACTATCAAGCGTTTTCTTATGTTTTAAAAATTGATGAGAGTTTAGATTCTTACAAATCTATTGTTAAAACATTATT